TGGTTCCATCCAATTCGGTGCCTCCGCGGGTTTGGGTATCGGTATCGCCAACCCACAGACCGCCCTCCACGTGGTCGGTGGCGCCATCCTCTGCGATGATAACGTCGCGAGCAAGTTTTACTCCACCTCTTTCGAGTTGGGCACGGGTTCGAAGACCATCATGCTCAACTTTGCCCAAGGTGCCTTTTACGCCAAAATAGTAGCCATGCTCCGGGAGACGAGCAACCCGAACGCGAACAACTACGTGAGCACGATGACCCTCGAAGTGCAGGGTGGACACTCGTCCGGGGCCTTGTCCGCCACGCCCATACAAGTCGGCTCCAAGAACATATTCGGGGGTGCCTACCCGTGGTCGAAGACGGTGACCACGTCGGCCACACAAATCACTATAAAACCATATTACACACAAAACCAGCGCATTTATCAATACGATCTATCCGTGCAATTAATGAGCGCGAGGGACGGAAAGCTCCTGTCGGTGCAGTACGACCCGAACAACCCGAAGACCAAGTGGGCGCTGGCGACCCCTTATTAAGCGACGCGCGAGACAGCATGAACGAAAACATATTCATCGACGACAGCGCATACGAAGATGCTGCCGTCGATGAGTACTACGATATCGACATTTCTCCCATAGGGTCCCCGGCGGATGTGGTGCACTGGCCTTGGTACTGGCAGACGCAGTCCGTGCCGACGTCGCCTACTTCTTCATCGAGTCAGTCAGGGCGAGAAACACCGTCCCCGCCAGAAAAAACAGAACGAGGTAGTTCACCTCCGTGTCCTCCTTCATGGGCTCTGGTCTGCGCTGCTGACGTTTGCGAGCGACCGCCTTCGGTGGGAGTCGCACCGGAGGCTCTTCATCCAGTGGACAGTAAGCAATAGTCATATATATGTATCACAAAATTTTACAGACTGATCTCATTCTTCTTCTTGCGCCCACCTCTTTTCTTGGGGGCCGCCTTCACGGTCACTTCCTTGACGTCGCTGTCGTTCGCAAAGTCCCCGCCCTCGGCCTCGGAGACGATGTCCGAGATGTCGTCGTCTTCTTCCTCGACCGGGATCTCCGGGCGAATCACGGAGGTGTTCATCGGGGGCGGGGGCATGGAGATGCCACCCATGAGGGCGCTCAGATCGATCCCCGGGCCCTGCATCTCGTACTCACCACCACCGGAGCTCGGTGATGGCGCGGTAGGTTGTTGCTGCTGCTGGGACATCGCGGACATCACGTTCTTGATAAGGTCGGGGTTGTTCTTGATGACCGATTCCATGTTCGGGAGGTTCTTGGTGAAAGATGCACTGAGGTGGAACATCATCGCCGAACCACCAACCATGAGGAGTAGTTGGATTTCGGGTGCCATCTGAACCTTCGAGCGATACTTGATGTAAAGCCTCTCGAATACATCATCATAGTCTGAGATGCCGTCCATTACGGATTCCGACCATCCATTTAACTCGATGCTGAAGGGATCAAACTTCTTGTTGAGGAACTCCAGACCGGTGACACAGGCGATCAAAGCCCGTCTCGAGAATTTGATGGACTGTTCGACCTCGATGTTATAGGAGATTCGCTTGACTTCGTTCCTCAAGTCATCCACGGAACTATAGGCCGAAAGTCGTTTATTGTAGGTGAACCCCTTCTTCTCCAGTCGAATCAACTTGTTCATGAGATCCGTCTTCTCCTCCTCTATGGTCGTGTACCCCTTGGACGGGCGGTCGGCCGGGTCCTCGTCGTCGTCCCCGTACCCACCGCCGACGCCACCGTCATCGTAATCATCTTCGGGGTCGTCGCCGTAATCAAACTCTTGGGGTGGTGGTTCCTTGGGCACGTGTTGCTTGGTCGGGTTGACGAACGCATCCAGATCCTCCATGGGCTCGGCTTGTTCCTGCCGGGGTGGCCTGTACACGGAGGGCTTCGGTGGAAGCCTCTGTCTGGGGCGTGGAGGTTCAATGCTGATCTCGTCCATAAGCGCTTGCTCTTCCGGACCCAACTTCATGACGGTGGGGCCGCTTCTGTCGAGTACGATCTCTTCCATGGGGCTCTTCTATCCTGGGATGTTTTAAGACCAAGTCTTTAACGCACTTCACGTGAAATAAAATATAAGTCAATAACATAACACCAGGATGCTTAACGCTACCAACCGTCGTACCCTTATGTGGATCGCCATTCTCATCGCTCTCATCCTCGCCGTCGGCGTGACGCGCAGCGCGTACAGCCCGCGACCGATCGTCATCGAACAAGAGAACCCGGCCCCGGCCGGTGCCTTCTTCGAACTCCCCCGCGATCTCAAGTGCTTGCCGGGTGAAAAGGAAGGTTCGCCGTACTCCAACGGTCGGGACGGCGTCTGCATGGCCCAGAAGTTCGTGCGCTCCCAGGCTGACTACCAAATCAAGGACGGCGTCGGGGGAACGCTTGTTTAAAATTATCTAGAGATAAAGCATAAAGATGGCCCTCATCACCGCCCCGACGACCATCCCAAACTTGGAATACGAGTTTCACACCATCACTGTTGATACCATCGGGCAAGACAGCGCCAACACCTTCACGGCGCACCTGATGCAACCCTTGAAGAACGTCGTGCAGGCCAGGCTCTTGGCCGCGCACATTCACTCCAACGTGAGCACTGAGCACGTGTACGTGAGCATCGACGAGTTGAACTCCATCTTCAGTGATCGTGCTTCCAACGTGTCCACGGGGCAAGGGAGCATCTCCGCTGTTCGCGGGTCGTTCGCGTCCCTGGTCACGAACGAAGGCATCCACACCGGTGCCGACGCCCTCGTCCACTTCACCGATAACTACCCGGTCGTCACCCAGTATATCGACCCCATCCGACGCCTCGACCGACTCACCGTGCGCTTGTTGGACCAGAACGGGAACACCATCAAGAACAGCTCGCTGAACGTGGCTAACAACTTCCTCGTCCTTCGATTCACGTGCCGCAAGATGAATGTTTAATTTCTAGTCCTATGTCAGAACCATGAGTGGAGCCGCTCTCCTCGCGTGTCGAGGGATTCAAGACGAGTGGATCGTCGGCGAGAGCCACAGTCTCTTCACCCAAGTGTACAAGAAGCACACCCACTTCGCAAGTGTGGTCGAGAAGAACGACATCCGGGGCCAACCCAAGGCGGGTGGTCTGAGCACCATCCAACTTCGCAGGACGGGTGACTTGGTCGGGTACACCTACCTCACCTTCGATGCCGGGGGGGAGGCGCAATCCACCACGGACTGGACGACCCTCATCGAATCGGTGGAGTTCGTCGTGGGTGGAACCGTCATCGACCGTCAGACGTCTGAGTTCATGGAAAAGTCCCTAGTCGATCTCTTCGCCAAGAACGTGTCCACGGCGTCCAACGGTCCCCACCCAGGCGTCGGCGTGGCGTCTTACTTCTTCCCGCTTCGCTTCTGGTGGTGCGAGAACGTGGCCTCCGCCTTCCCGATGGCCGCGTGCAGCCTCCAGGAGGTGGAGATCAGGGTCAGGTGGGGCGCGAACGCCAACATCGTCAACTACAACTGGGAGTGCTTTTCGATGTACTACTACCTCGACGAGGCGGAGAGAAACTTCTTCGGAACCGGCCAGACCCGCCACCAACTCATCTACCAAGTCCAGGAGGTGAACGCGAGCAACGATGTCATCCAGGACCTCACCGCCCTCAACCACCCAATCAAATTCATCTGCTCCGCGAACAACGCGAGCAACTCACCCCTTAAGCAAACTACCAACCGCCTGAAGATCAAAGTCAACGGCGTCGACCTGTTCCCCTTTAGGTACGGCAAACCACATTTCGTGGATTGCCCATTTTATTATCACACGACGAACGTCACGTTCCCGGATATATTTTTGTATCCATTCTGTCAAACGACGAGTCTTTTGCAACCCACGGGTCACTTGAACGCGAGTAGGGTTCAATCGCTCGAAATAGTGAGTGAGACCCTCCCGTTGACGGATAAAATCTTCGCGGTGAATTTGAACGTTCTCACGTTCAGCAACCTGCTCGCTGGTTTGCGCTACGCGAATTAGAAATCATGCCTCGCGATCAAGACCTCGTCTCGGACTTGATCGAGAAGTACAAAGGGATGCACCTCGACTACAAGCAAGTCGGTGACATCCTGCAAAAGCTGAGGGACGGTTTTCCCGCAGTCAGGGAGATGGATCGCGCGCACATGTTCATCCAGATCCTCGGGCACACAGAGCGTCCAGAAGAGAACATGATGTACGAGGCCCTGAAGGTGGCCATAAGGAGAGATATGACACGTCTAAAGCATAGCCTATAGATTGAAGTAATGATACAAGTCCGTCACTGTAATGGCCTCGACCTCCTTAAAGACGTGAAAGACGGGTCCGTCGACCTCATCCTGACGGACCCACCTTATGTGATTTCAAAATCCACAGGTATGGACAAGTTCAAAAAGCAAATCGAGAACGGCGACGACCTATCCAAGACGGAAAAGGAGTGGAAGGAGTGGGTGGAGGCGAATCCCGGGAAGAAGACGACCAAGACCATGAAATCGAACTTTCTCAAGTACGGGTCCATCTACGGAAAGAAGTACGCGACGACCACCCAGTTCGGGAAGTGGGATGAAGATTTCACCTTGGACCACCTCGACGCGTTCATCGTCCAGTACTACGAAAAACTCCGTGACGGGGGAACGTGCATCATATGGTTCGACCTGTGGAAGATTGGCGAGCTCAAGGCTCTCATGGAAAAGCATAAATTCAAACAGATACGCCTGGTCGAGTGGTTGAAGACCAACCCCCAACCCATCAACTCATCCGTCAACTACCTGACCAACGCCCGAGAAGTCGCCGTGCTCGGCGTTAAGAAACAGAAACCAACCTTCAACTCGAGACACGACAAGGGCGTCTACGAGTTCCCCCTGGCCTCGTCCAGTCGACGATTTCACCCCACCCAAAAGAGCATCCCACTCTTCCAGGCACTCATCGAGAAACACAGCAATCCCGGTGACTTGGTCATGGACACGTTCCTGGGAGGTGGAACGACCGCGTACGCGTGCAAAGCCACCGGTCGACGCTTCGTGGGATCCGAGATCAATAAAGAGTACTACGAAGGTATAATGAAGAATAGCGACATGTTGTAGTACCCAAATAATTTCGTCCGTTACATATAGAAAGGGATGGTCAAGAATCTCAACACAGTGGAGCGGTCCACCCGTCTGAGGTTTGGGAGGTATGTGCCTGATGAACAGGAAGACAACTCCGTCCTCATCAACGCCAGTGCTCTTCCAATCACCGTCGGTCAGAAAGGTCTGTACGTCGCACCCATTCGGTTCGAGAACACGGAGCTGAGTAACACCCTCGTGTACAACTTGACGACCAAGGAGGTGACGGATTCGGGTGTGCGCGCGTATCAGCTACAAGGTTTGCAAAGCGTCGCGGAGATCGGGAACACGACCACGGAGACGCTCGAACTGAATGCGACCGACACGTCCCTCGTCACCGCGTCCAACGTCGGCGTGGCAAACGCCTACCCCGAACAGACCCTCGTCGTCGGTGACACCTTCACGGTGGACGACGACACGGGTTTGGTCACCGTCAAGGGGAACCTGTACGTCACGGGTGACACGACATCCGTCACCTCCGTCAACCTCACCGTGCACGACCCCATCATCGCCCTGGGTGCCAACAACACCAACATCAACGAAACCTTCGACGTCGGCGTGATCATGCAACGGGCGGATCCACAAAACGTGGCGATGGTTTTTAAGGAGGACGTCGAAGAACTATTGTTCACCTACACCGGGAGCACGGGAACCGACAGGTATGTGCCCATCTCCGGTGGGGTCTCCATGAAGATGCGCGTGGAAGGTGACATGTACGCGAACGCCTACTTCGGGAACGGGGCAACCCTGGACAACGTGGCGCTCGTGTGGGACTTTGACTCAAACGTCCAAAGGATTGAAAACTTGGAGAGCAATCTACTTTCGAACAGTGCGAGAACGTCCAACCTCGAGACGTGGGCGTCGTCGAACAACATCCGGATGACCAACCTCGAAAACGCCAGTTCCTCCAACGCCCAAATTCTCACCCAAACGAGGAACCAGTTGGAAAACAATAGCCAGAGGATCACCACTCTCTATGGATGGCACGCGAGTAACGTCCTGAGGATCGAATCGTTGGAAAGCGCCATGGACAACGCCAACACGAACATCGACCACCTGTGGAGCAACTTGCAGGACAACAGCTCGAGGATCACCACTCTCTCCTCTCGATTGATCGATAACAGCTCTCGCATCTCCACGAACACCTCGGAGATTGCCCAGTTGAAGGTGAGAGCCACCGACCTCGAAAGCAACCTCAGTTCCAATTCGACCCGCACCTCCACCCTCGAGTCCAACGTCGCCCTCCTCGGACCCTATCTCGCGGACAATAGCAGCCGAACGACCACCCTAGAAGCCAATGTCGCCCTCCTTGGACCCTACCTCACCGATAATAGCAGCCGGGTGGGTGTCCTCGAGGCGAACGTGGCCCTCCTTGGTCCCTACCTCACGGACAACAGCTCTAGGACCACCAGCTTGGAAGGCATCATGCCCACCAAGGCGCCCATAAACAACCCAATATTCACAGGGGTCATCAGTGGTGACGGTGGGGCCATCTCGAATGTCAGCCTGGAACACGTGGTCACCTATGGGAACACCACCGCCAACACACTCCAGTTCGTCACCAACGACGTGAGCTTCATCACCGAAGGCAGGGTGGGTGTGAACACTCCAACCCCCGACGCCCTTTATAGCTTGGACGTCGCCGGAGATGTGCACACGGACAGTAACGTGTATTCCTCCAAACTGTTTGCCCAAGATTGTGAAATCACCGGAGGCGAGAACAAAATCAGTGGGAACACATCGTTTTATGGAAATGTCAATCTCTACCAAGGGAACCTTCGAGTGTACGGCGCGGTGACGAACATCCAATCTGAAAACATTTTCGTTAAGGACCCAATCCTCGGCGTCGGGAACGACGGCACAAGTGACAGCGGCGTCATCACCGTGTCCGGTGGTCCGTCAAATAACGTCGCCTTCGGGTGGAACAACACACTGCAGGAGTACATCATCGCCTACACGGAGGATTCTCCTTATGGAACAACCCTGACCCCGAACGTCGCGCGTGACTTGCCCATCCATGCATACGGCACCATATACACCCAAAACGCATTCGGAGTCGCCAACACCAACCCCTTGTCCAGTCAGTACGCGCTATCCGTGGGATCGAACATCTTCGCCAGGCACGACGGCGATATCATCTCCATAAGGACGCTCTCGGACACCGGGATCTTTTCCCAAAATGTCACCACCAACACCATCATCACCGATTCCCCAGCCATCACCCTCGATGCCGACAACACCGTCGTCACGGGGAACTTGGATGTTCGAGGCGCAGTGACCTACGTCTCTACCCAAGATCTCGTGGTGAACGACCCGATCATAGAGCTCGCCAACGGGAACACCCTAAAGACCACGTCCATAGGGATCAAACACTTAAGACCAGACGCCAACGTCATGACCTACTACGACGGAACCGTGGAGGAATACGTGTTCGCCCACGTCGATGCCGCGAACCACCCGGACTTGTCGAGGATGATGAACGTGCACGTGTACGGTCAAATCTTCGCCAACGACACGGTGAACGTAGGGAGTAACTGCCAGATCCAAGACTTGGCGTCGAACGTCGTCACAGTCGATGGTAATGTCAAGGCGACCAATAACGTCTTCGCGTCGTACTTCATCGGGAACGGGTCAGCCCTCACGGGTCTGGTGACAGACCTCTCCAGTGTCTCAAATAACGGGGCGACGAGTGACAAGACCATCGTCCTCACAAACGTGACCACGGGTTTGGAGATCACCGAATCTAACCTCGTCGTCGCCGGGAACACCACTAGTGGCTACTACTTGGGTGACGGACAGTTCCTCTCGAATGTGACCAACACATCCGTCTTTAGTGCCACGATCACGGCGGTAAATTCAAACGTGAGTGACAACAGTAGCCGGGTGGGGGTTTTGGAAAGTAATGTTGCACTTTTGGGACCCTACCTCAGTGATAATAGCAGTCGCACCGCAACTTTGGAAGCCAA